AAGTTTAAGTTCATTAAGTAAAGCTCTGAAATGTCCTGAATGTGCTGAGCCAGTAGGATACTCTTTAATAATCAATTTACCAGTTGTCTTACGAGCAATATCTTTTACTTTTGTAGTAAACATATCTTTTGACATTTTATCAAGTTGATCAATAGGTACATTTAATAAATTAGCATCTATTCTTTCAGCAATTCTTTCTTCTGCCATTTCCATAGTAATATACAAAACATTGTGACCTTGAACTAATGATGATGCAGCAACATGACACATGAATAGAGATTTACCTACGCCTGTACCAGCTAATGCTATATTCAATGTCTTACGAGGAACACCACCTTTTGTAATTGTATTGAAGTATTCTAAATCAAAGGGTAATCTATCTTCTTCAGTGTGATAAAATTCAAAACGTTGATCAGCGTTTTCAACATAGTCATGACCAACTTTTAAATCGAATCCAACTCCAAGAGCTTTACTTAAGAGATCGGGAAGAGCACCTTTAGTGAGTTCTTCATGTTTGCCATCAATGATTGATATTGATTCCATGATAGCATTGTATATTGCTCTATCTTGACACCATTTTTCTGTAGTATCAAGAAGCCACTTACCATCAACTTTTTCATGAGTAAAAAGTTGTGGAACTATATCCATAGCTAAAGTATGTTGTTCATCACTAAGTTTTTCTGATTGATCAAGTTCAATTTGAAATGATTCAGAAGTTGGTAGTTTATTATATTTTGCAACAAACTTACCAGCTTCTCTAAACAATATTCTGTATATACCTTGAAAGTAATCAGGTTTTATGAATGGTAATACTTTACGCATGTATTCTTCATCAGTAAGAAGATTACGCAGTATGGTTTGTTCTAAATTAGTTGGCATAGGCAGCTTTTCTTAATCCTTCATCAATTTCTTTTTGTAATTCTTCAACTCTACTTTCTAAGTAGCTTATTGAAGTATAAATGTGACCAGTATCATGTGGTTGTAGTTTACTTTTTGCAATTGCAATTTCATCCATTAATAAAACTAATCTTTCTGTTTTAGTTATCTTTTCCATCTTCTACCTCTTTTGTTATTACACTACCTTCTTCTATACCTTTAGCCATAATTTTTTCAAGCATAAGACCAACAAAGTCTTGTAAGTCTACATCATCTACACTTAAACTTTCATCAGGTGAAGATACAATATTAAAATTAAATGACATATTTTTTGGTATTTCATTAAACTTAACAGTCCCATATTTAATCACCGTTTCTGTATATGGGCCTGTTAAAATTCTTACATTCCAAGCTTGTTCGTCAGCTTTATCTGGAATAATTTCATAATCTACTTTTTCTTTCATTAATGCTCATCCAATTCACTTAAATTAACAGAGTTTAATATTGAATATTTGTTAGTCAAATATTGTTTAAAATCTGTTTCTTCAATTATTGGTTTCCAGAATTCTTTACTTAATGTATCTTTTTCTCGAACTTTTGGTTCCACCAATTCTCCAGTTGATTTATCAACTCTGCAGTACCAACCAGCGCTTGGCTTAGAAACATAATTACCAGACAAAGCAACATCAAGCAGGCCAGACCAATGCTGAACACCACCGTCCCAACTAACAGAAATAGGAATTTTAGACTTTTCTTTAACATATCTTGACTTCTCCACGTTGATTACAAAGTGATAGCCTTTTATTTCTGTACCTTGTTTATCTTGTTGACGACCAAGGATCCAGATATTATCAGCACTATAGTAAATACCAGTACCACCAGAAACTACAGCTTTTGGAAATAAGCCAATCTCTTGATAAGTATGGTTAACTGCAATTAAAGGTATATTTTTCATATTTAGATATGGTGTTGTCATTCTAAATAAACCTTTTAGTGCTTTTGCTCTAGACATATCTGCCACTGATTTTTCGTTTATTGCATCTTCTAACTCTTTTTTAGAGGCAAGGTTACCAACTGAATCTATTATTACAATAACCTTATCATCTCTATCCAACCCTTCGAGTTGTGATATAATATCAAATTTTAATTCTTCTACATTCGTAATAGGTGTATGTAGAACTCTACTTGTATCTATACCATAGTTCTCAAAATATGCTTGTGGTGAACCAAACTCTGAATCATAGAATAATAATACAGCATCATCATATTTTTTTAAATATGCACTTGCCATGATTAACGCAAATGATGTTTTAAAGTGCTTCGAAGGACCAGCCAATACTGTAAGCCCAGGTGCCAAACCACCGTCCATTGATCCAGATAATGCAACGTTTATCATTGGTACATCTGTTGTCACCATATCTTTTTCAGTAAAAAATTTAGAATCAGAAAGTATTGATGTGTAATCACTTTTACTGTTCTTCTTAAGTTTATCCATTATTGACATTCATTTCTCCTACAAATAATAGTATTATTATACCATAAAAGCGTCTAATTGTAAAGGTTTATTTTCACTAATTACTGACTCATTTTTATTATCTTGAACCATAAAATCCACATTCCACATTTGATTATCTAATCTTCCATCACAAAATTTTAAAACTTCTTCAGCCATATCCATTGCTGTAGTAACTGGTACATTTTGACAAATATGATTTAAATTTTTGACTCCACCTTGTAAAATAAAGTCCTGTGGCAATCCCATTATATTTAAACATTCTCTTATAGTAAGGTGTCTATCAATATCAGGATGTGTTAATTTAGTAGGTGCGCTACCAACAAAAGCACCTATGTAATTTTTTGGTACATAAACNCCTCTTCTCATTATATTACCACCAGATGCTANTTTTTCATGCATTACTTTACAACGCACCGCTTGTTTTTCAAAACCATTAGCTGACATCCACTTTGATACTTCATTGTACGTTACGCCTTTATCTTCAATATAATGAAGAACATCATAGCTTTTATTGATTTTGTTCTGAAATTGATTATGACTTATACCACCTTCAAGTTCTTCAAGAACATACTTATAATAAGGATCATGTGATGGAGTTGCTGTATTAGTGAGTACGTTCATCGGATCATTTGGATTATTTTGAGTTGATCTTATAGTATCTTCAATCTTCTTGTGCTTTCTTTTAATATATCCGAGCTGTGGTACTTTATCTCCTTTCCAAAAGAAATAAAAAGACCGGTCTCTTACTTGTCCAAGCCCATGTAAGAGAGACTTTGTTTTATATAACGAGAAAGTGTATCCATACTCTTTTCCAATTTTTCTGAGATTTTCAACGACAGGTTCTCCCATTTTTGAAGCGAGTCTTGGTGCATTTTCTCCCCAGAATACTTTAGGTTTGATCGTACCCAAGACATAATTAGCAGAGGTAGACATCCAATCGTTAGCAGCAGCATCAGAAGATGCTGAAGTATTGAGACTAGACAAACCAGCACAAGGACATACAGTATTAATAACATCGACGCTAGGTAAGTTGTATGACCTATCATCACTAAGAATATAATAGGGAACTTCTTTTTTATAATATTCAACCAAGTGATTATCATTTGCTTTAAATACGTCATAGCTTAATATATACTCCGGTTTCTTTTTAAAAACATTTTGCATTGCAATTGTTTCACCACCTATAAGTGGTACTATACTTGCATAATTCATTAGTGCGGCACCGTATTTTTAATAATATAATCTCGTACATCTATTTTTGGTTCCCAGCCTAGTTCTTTCATTGATGATATGTCTGCAGTATTATTTTGAGCTTCACATGTATCGCCTTCTGTCACTTCAATGCCTTCCCATCCAGCTAATATACCAAGATCTTCAACAACATTTCCTTTTCCAGTGCCAATGTCATAAGCTGGTTTTAACGATCGTATATCTTTACTCATAAGTAAAACTATAGCGTCTACAACATCACTCACATGCACAAAATCTCTTATATGCTTCGTAAGATATTTTATACTACCATCAAGTAATTTGCCAATTAACATTGTATCTCGAGCACCATCGCCATAGACTGTAGTAAACCTTAATCCTACCTGACCAAAGTTTGCAGTTTCTTCATTTACTTTTTTACTAATACCGTAAGGTGATAACCACCAGTTATGAATACAAGAAGATGAGGCATAAAGTAATGGTATATTATTATAATG